AATCCTTCGGGTCTCCGATGTCAAAGAACTCGAGCATCTTGTCGGTCAGTGTTGTAAGACCGACATAGGTGGACGTGAGAAGGTCCTGAATGTCCGCATTCCCTTGAACCTGGGGATTTGATTTCATCTGAACGATTCCCATTGCACTCTGAAAATACTGATTATATAGCTGCATCGCCATCATATAGTTCTGCTTCCTAGACTCGTCCGTTCGGTTAATGTCCGTTGTCCTAACGAAGAAGCGGAACTTAGTTGGCAGGTCCTCAACATTCATGTCCAAGACAGACCTCACAAGTGTTTGGTCTTCCTCTGACAGCCAGGAGAGGTCTACTAAGTCTTTATTGGCAATTGCCTGATAGAGCACAATCATGTACACATTCGTCATGAACTGCTCGATATTCTCAAGAAGGCTGTTGAGAATTGAGTTTGCCTGACTTCCGAGGTACTGCATCCCTGAGCTTGTTGCATTCGAACCAACAATCTTATCGTTAAAGCCAGCCATGTAGTCATTTGCTCCTGAGACACGGTCAGCATCTTCCTTTGCCATCTGTTCACCTATAAGACAGCCCTGACTGATGTCTGGAAACTCTATCGGCCTAAAGTCACTTAAGGGGTCGTCTACAAAGAGTATCTTAAACGGCTCTAGGGTCTCATCAGGGCCAACACCTGCACCTCGACGGGCAAGGAACATCTTGAGCATATTGAGCTTTGTCCCGTCGAGTCGCATTCTCTGTAGCGCAGTAAGCGTCTCCTGTGGCCCTTCCACCATTCTGCAGATACCGATACCAAACAGCGAGTCAGGGTCATCAAGGTAAGTTCCTACCTCTATATCCCTCACTGAGAGGGGATTGTACTCCGCTCTAAGGAGGGTACCCGTGTCTGGCTCAACCCAAAGGATAAGGTCCTCTGGTATACCATCATTATCCAGGTCCCAGAAGACGTAGCACTCGTAAACTTCGAACTCCTGATTAGCAGTCTCCTTCCCAAGGGAGCTCGTATCGACTCCAGTCCGCTCAAGCTCAGCTTGGAGGTTATCATCATACTGCGTAAGTGCCTGTCCAAGTATTTTATCAACATCGGAGAAGAAGCCTTGCCCCTGCATCTGTTTGAGCTCGTGGTAGAAGTAGCGGTATCGAACACCACACCACGGAGCCCTCTGCACATCCTTCCAGTATGGACGAGTGAAGAAGTCCTCAAGCCGAATAGGAACTATCGTAGGCCCCTTCTGCCGAACATACTGTACCGTTTGTGTTGCGCCTCCAACGGTTCTCTTGAATGCCCAGCTCTCGTACTTAAAGGGAACCTTTACCACCTGAGTTCACATGCTGACCACTTCATACGCAATCTGTTTGAACTTACGCCGAACATCCAGCCCGTACTTATCGTCAGCCATCCCCCCATACCACCGCTCAAGAGCTTCTGCAGTATCCGTATCAGCAGGGTTAATGGGAATGACGGCAACTGGAGGCTTCTTTGTCGCAAATGCGGCAATAAGCTTTGCGAATACCGTCTGTACCTTCTGCATCGTGAGCGGGGGAACTACGTTAGACGACTTAATCCACGGCAAGTCCCTCGACTCCGAATCGGGAACTGCAAGCCTCTGCTTGCGCCACTTGTCCCACTTAAGGAGCAAGGTCTTTCTGTCAGCACCGTCTCTCACATCCCTTATTTCCGAACACAGATACTCCATTATCTCCTCTTCCTTATCCCCCAGCACGTTGGACGGCTGAAACGGAGTCTGAGGACCCCCGAGCGGCCCACCCTCTTCGCCCATGGTGAGGGGAGTGGGGGAAAGGGTTTCCTGACTGAGGTCGGTCATTGCAGCAGCGACATCGGAAAGCGTTTTCATAACTGGTCGTGCCATGTAAATACCTCCTTAATAGCCTGAGAGTGAGTTTGCCTTCTCCCAGCGGGAACGAGGGCGGGCGGGTCCATCGTCATCGTCCTCTTCCTCGTTAAAGGGAGTGTCGGGTCTATGACTCTTAAATATGGCGATTTTGAGAGCATCTAGCAAGTCCATACTCCGTGAGGGGAAAGTCCGTATCTCTTCCCGAACCATCTGTGCAATCTCCTCACGGGCATAGAGGCGTCCCTTCTCTAGGAAGGGCTGAATAATGTTACGGATAGTGGCTTCCTTGTCCCCCAATGCAGGCACAGGTAGGAGATTCAAGGTCTTTCCACGAAGATGCTGGAGCTGACGGGCGATGGGGATAAAGGCTTTGAAGCCAGCTTGGGCTTCAGAATAGGAGGCACGAAGCACAGGGCCGTACTTGTCTGCGTACCCAGTCAGCCAGTCAAAGAAGCGGGTTGGCTCCACATAGCCCTTATTCGCTTCTAAGACCACGATAGTATCGTCCGACCAGCGGGCAATGGCGCAGGTAGCGCTCTTGGAGGTGCGAATACTGGCCCTCTTTGCACTTGAGGCTGGGTCCCCTGCGGAGAGGACGTCAGCAGTTGATAAAAGGCGCCTAGAACCGTCAGGGAACAGGACTTCATAGCCTTCCTCTGCGGTGTTCCAGACGAGCTTGACTTCAGGGAGGGTGTACTGGCCAAAGTCACCAGGTCGGGCGGCGTAAGGCTTGTTCTGGTACTGTGCCCAGAAGGTCCATGGGTCTTCCTCTCGCATCTTGCGGAGCTTCTCTGCAGGGTACTGCTCTGGGTAAATGGACTCTCCGCCCAAAGTGAGGGCAGAACGGTAGTAGACGTGCCAGTCTCCAGTCGGGTCGATGGGATAGTCCATGTCTTCCCAGTCTCCTGCGTGCTCACAGGCATGAACCATGGTGTCTTCGTAGGGGTCGTCCACCCCGTAGCGGGTACCGACGAGCATGACTCGAGAGTGCGCCCAGCTTACGACAAGTGTTTTCACGTTTGTCTTAAGCCAGTTTGCCATCCTGATCATGTCTGCACCAGATGCATGATCTGCATTGAGCATATTCTCGCCCACGATGTCATCTGGGCAGAAGACGTCCAAGTGAATTCCTTGAGTTGAGCCGCCTGCAGTGAGTGCACGAAGGTTCGGGTCAACGTACTTTCGACGTCTGTTGGCAAGTTCGAGGGTTACATTGTCCCTATTCGACTTGCGGTACTCCGGATAAAGCCACTGGTGGAGCTCGTTAGCGGAGAAGGTATAGATGACTGTGCTTACGAACTCCTGTGCACGCTCTGCAATCTCGTGAGTGATGCCAATGCGAAGGTCAGGATTGCGGATAAGCTCCCAACTGGCGCCTCCGTGAGTTGCGATGGTGGACTTAAGGGCAGAACGGGGAAGGAACATAGCCCCCTTAAAGCCGGGAGTTATTGCAGCCCTCTGACGGAAATTACACATCTCCACGTGGAGGTCTGTGTTTAGGAGGTTATAAGGACCGGAGTAGCCTGCGATGAATTTGAGGTAAAACCAGAGGCTCACAAAACCAGCCTGTCTTAAGAGTTGCCGAATCTGCTCGGTATCACGAAAACCACCTTGGCTTGAAATCTCACTGATTGCCTGTTTGAGCACTAAAGCCGGATCCTTCTCTTGTGAGAAGAGAGGTGCCTCTGGATGCGGCGCAATCTCAAGCGGTGGCCATGCAATCATGATGTAGACTCATCATCCGTGAAGGTAGTCTCTGGGTCAGGAGCTTTCCTGTCAAGAAGGTCTTGAACGGTTCCAATACCTGCAACCGCAGTCTTAATACCGTTTCCGAAGTTAAAGACAATAGTTCCCGGCCCAGGATATTTAAGGGGGGCATCCTTTCCACGAGCCCGCATAACATCTGCTGCTACGTCCCGCCTAACCTTAGGGTCAATGAGGCTATTGGATAAAATTTCGGCCCACACAGCAATTGCCATTTCTTCCAGCTCTTCGCCGTGCTCCCCCAAGGGGTCTCTTACTTCATCTGCCATACAAATACTATACTGCTGTTGGGTAATTCCGTCAATAAAATTTGATATAGACCCCCAAAATAATTTGACAAGCGGCAAAAAGAGTGATAGAATTATAGTTAAGGACCCCCGAGCGGACAATCTGTTGGGAAAATGACTTTGAACTGAGTGCAAAGTTCAACAGCGGAAAGCCCTCTGGCTCACACGAGCTGGAGGGTTTTTTATTGCTCAAGGGGTTGGGAGAGGATGGCAACGATGTCTTTAGCTTCGACTAGGAGGACAGGGGTGTTCTTGAGCCAGCCGACTTCAGTGCCGGCGTGAAGCTCGATGAGGATGCGGTCTCCGGGGGAGACGGTGTACTGGTCGGGACCGACGGCGAGGACAAGGCCGTGCCGAGTGATTTGCTGGGCATCAGGAGGAAGGATGATGCCGTTAGGGGTTTCCTGCAGGCCAGGGTCTAGGTGCACGAGCACACGGGAACCGGTAGGGTGGGCACGGGCGATAAGGTCAGCGTTTCTGTCCATGAGATTGCTCCTTTGAGGGTGGGGTTGAGGTGGAGGACCCCCGAGCCGACACAGGCTCGGGATACCAGGAGATGTTGTGCACAATGTCAAAAACGGTGTGGGGGTCAAGGTGGT